CCAGTAATATCACCTTGGAACACAAAGTTGCCTGCATGACTTGAATGATCACCAAAGAATAATTTAAGATCTGTTCCTTCAGTTTTAGCTGTAAAGTTAAGTTCCTCAGCATTAGCCTGAGCCATGAACTTTAATCTTTGTATGTTTGCAACACTAGGTTCAAACTCTACATTCCACGATACCTGTCTCATTTTTACAGTTTTAAGTTTATCATTGACAATTTCTTGACTCATAAAACGATAGTTATTTTTAAAGTCTCCGTTTGCATTTTCAAAATTAAGTCCAACTGCTACATTTTCACCGTTGCGTTCTTGTGTAGCAAGTTCTATTTTAGCATTATCTTTATATTCTGAAATACCTAAAATAGTGCTTAGTTTACCAAGATTGGGCATACCAAATGTACCTTTAAATTCTGGCACTGCGTTGTTTAATTTTGCTTGTACAATAACACTACGATCTTCTGCTAATGCTTCGATCGCTGTTTCTGTATCTGTTCCTGTAATTTTAACTAGGTCAATTATACCTAGTCCATATGTGTTCTTAACAATGTCTAATAGATGATCTTTCATTTAGTTCTCCTTTGATATATTATTATATACATATTATTTAGGTTTTGCAAGTAGTTTGATAAATTTAATTTGGCGACTTTAATACTACCTTTCCTAGAGCTTGATGTAACTTTGATGTAGTTAGTTTACCAGGTTTTTTAATCTCTGCAAAACTACCAAATTCATCATAATCTGTTAACGCCACAATCTCGTATCCTATTTTTTCAACTAGTTGTTTAAGTTTGTTTGCGTTATAGTAACTAATTTTTTGATCTTCGCAGTGATCTATTAGATTACTAGTTATGCAGTCGTTAAACCCAAACATCAAAACTCCTCCTGGTCTTAACAAATCAAATATCCTAGTAATTGCAAGTTCTACATAATCACTATGCAAATATTTAAATGCCCACAAACAAAACACTAGACTAAATTGTCCTTGCGGAAAACTTCGGAAATTTAAATTTCTAAGTTCATACGATCTTAATCTATTCTGGTATCCACGTGGGTACTCTTCTACGATATCATTCAATGCACTTAAAGAAGTTCCTGTAATATACAACGGATCCATGGTTGTCATCGGTTTAATCCATTCAGCATCATTGGGGAATATTTGCAATCCTGGATACCGCCAGTTACTACCGTAGAGTCTGACTTTATTTTTTATGTCTTCTTTAACTTTATCTGGTATTTGTAATTTCAATAAATGTTGATATACGATATCAACCGTAAAGATTTCTTTATATTCTTCAAACATTTCGTCTGACCATTTGTTAATATCATTATCAACTTCGACAATGAGCTCTTGTAATTGATCAGTAACTTTATCGTATTCTTTTGCTAATGTTTCACACTGCTGATGCATTGATAATAAGCTGTCTGAGTATTGGTTGAAGGTTTCTCTTGTAGTTACTAGTGTTCTATCTAGTAATCCGATGTTATCAGATAGAGGAGTACGAGTTAATCTACTGTTGATTAAATCTAGTAAAAGTTTTCGATAGAGACATAAGTCTCTCAGTTTCATAGTCGGGTTCGTATTATTCAAATGTAAACAGGTCGTCAAATGTTGTTGAAATCTGTGTATTTTCACTTATCTTCCAGTTCAATACACCTAATAAGTTTTCTACTTTTTGATCTACGATACCAGTCTCCATGGCGGCATCATCAAATGGAAGTTCTTTAAACCAATCGGGTATATGTGTTTCATCAATTGGATATCCAACACTGGTATATCCTAAAGGATTGTCTTTGAGTTTACACACAATAGTTTTCATTCCATCAACTATGCTCATTGAATAGTTGTCACTGTGCATACGTCTTAGATTATTCCAGTTCATTGCGGCTCTAACGTGTCCAGGCATATTTGCTTTACCTAGTCGTTCTTCTTCTTTACTATATTTTGTTAGGTTGTTGACACGCTTAGGAGTTCCTTTTTCCCAAGCTGGGCGTTCTGTAAACAGTAGCTTAAACTCTCTTACTTTGGCAATTAGCCGTTCTCTATCAGCACCAGTCAGTGTTTCTAACAGTACTTCACTCAAGAAGTCCTGTACTACCTTAGGTGTATCTGAACGCTTTAAGTCCAAGCCCATAGCTTTTACTTTGCCAGGTGAACCGTGACTGTCTAATCTGTTACCTTCCATATCATAGATAAGCACAGCATAACGTTTCTTCTTGATAAACAGTCCTTTCAATGCTACTAGTTCTCTACCACCTCTAATTAGCTCGCCCTGTTTGCGTGTAACGTGGAATGCTTTTTCACAGAATGCTGGAAAGCTGGCATTGACTTGATCTGAAATTGAATCATATAGTTGAACTGCGATGTCTTTGTTCCATTCCATCTTGCCTGCTTCAACATCATCTTTGACAGCGGGCCACGCAGTAAAATAACAACTATCAGTATCACCATACACTATACTTTCTCCAACGTGATCATATTCGCCCATGATACATTCATTAATATAAGCATCCATATGGCGTGCAATAACACGTCCAGTCAGTGTTGTTGATTGACCAATACGATGATCAAAGAATCTACAACCTGGATTAAGCAGTGCACCATACAAACTATTTAGGTTAATCTTCTTAACTAGCTGTCGCTTATCCCAGAATGCTGTGTCTTCTTTGTTTTCAGTTTTGATGCTTTCACGCATCTTACTTTGCATTTCCTTACGTTCTGCGTACCATCGTTCCAACAGTCCTGGAATGATACCTTTTGTTTCGTTGTTAAAGATGGTTCCGTTAGCACTCAGTATCCAAGGTTTGTTACTGTCAAATATTAGCCTCCATACATCCGCGGCACTTAATACATCACTTTCACCGTTCTTCCAGTCGATAGTTATTTCAGTGCCTGGCTCACCATTCATAACAGCAGTGTATTCCATACTACCAAACACATTCTCCCAAGCATCAGCAAATGACTTGCCTTCTTGTTGTTTAGTTTTAATATGATGTTCAGTCATAGTAGGTCTTAGCTGTCCTATAATAGTTTCTGGACCCATATTCAAAGCACGAATAGCCGACGGATAAAGTGAATTAATATCAATAGCACCTATGTAGTCATGCATACCTTTCTTAGGAAACGCCACATAAGCACCTGCGGCCTGTGTAGTGCCTTCATCGCCAAATTTTCTATTAGGAACTATCATACCTAACTGATGTGCTTCGTTGATAATAGCTTGTTCAGTAACAGCAACAGCACCCATTGTTGTTTGTAGTAGTACTGTGTTGTCATGTGCTAATTCATTAGCAAGATCAATAAATCTTAATTTCTTGTCTAATTTATCTAATAGAGCAGTATCTTGTCTATTATACTCAATGAACTTTTCAAAATCTTTATTATATAGTTGATCTAGGGTACCTTCATATGGAGTTTTTGTTTCTGCTAGTTCAAACTCAGCAATAGCATCCAACGAGTAACTATGTCTTTCTTCGTATGTATATTTTCTATACAGTTGCATATAATCTAAATGCACACGACCAATCAAATCAAATGTTAAGTTGCTGGCTCCAAAGCGTTCAAACTCACGTTTCTTAGGAAATTGATTCCATAAACAAAAACGTCTGGTATCATCTTTTGACAGCACACGATTAGTTCTCATTACCATGTAGGGAATATCAAATCCTTCTGAGTTCCACCCACTTAATATATCAGCATCTTCAATTATATCTAAGAAAGTTTTTATAAGATCTTCTTCACGTTCCATTAAAAAGCAATTATCATACTTGCTAGCAATTTCTTCGGCAGTTTCCCAACTCATTGACTTAGGTGGGATCACCATAGTAACTAGTTTTTCCATCCAATCAAGATATACTGATACTGCTGTAATTGGATTAAAAGGATCATCGGGCTTACTAAATCCTCTTACTGGATCAAAGTCAACCTCAATATCAAAAAATGCTGTTTGTAGTTTAGGTGACGGCTTGCCTAGATAATTATTCTCTAAGCAACGGAATACAGGATTAATATCACTTTCCCAAGTCTGCTTGCCTGAGTTTACTTTTAATTCTCTGTGAAACTCTTTTGAATTTTTAGTTTGGAATCGATCTACAGGAGTACCATATATGGTACGGTGTTTACCCTTAGGAGCATCATAATAAAATACATACTCTGCTGGGTATTCTACATATTCTCTTTGGCCATTGTTGCGTTCAACAATGTATATACGATCTTTTTGCCTGTCAAACAGGGCATCTACGTAACTCATTTATACTCCTTTTTGTGCGACTTCTAGCTCACACACACTCTTCATGCCCACTGTGGGCGTAACTCTTACTATTATTATACTTTACTTCAACAACTAAGTCAACTATAAAGTTCGACCAGCAGTTTCTAACACAGTTGTTAGTGTTTCGTGATCTGTGTTTGTGTCTGTAAATGAGGATTTTTGTGCAATTTTAATTGCTTTTTTAAGAATACTTGGTTTAACTTGTAGTTCTTCAGCTACAGCTTTTACAGTATCACTAAGCCCAGCATTCAAATCTTCTACTTCTGAAAGTACTTGAATCCCTTCGTTAATTAACTGAACCAGCTTTGCTTTTTGTTCTGAATTGAATACTTCTGACATATTAATGCCTCCTTGATTTATAGTTATAAAATATTATACTATAATTACTTATTGTTTGCAACAACTTTGTAGAATTTTTGATACAGTAGTGAACTCAACAGCTAATTCATCATACAATGTTTCAGGTGGGCGTCTTAGGAATGCTCTAGTAACATAGGCTGTTTGCCCCATTTCTTGATAATAACTTTCTGTGGGCCATTTTGACTTACCCCAACCCAATGAATGTACCAGAAGACATTCATCCCCTACTTCTTTTAGAATCGGTATTCGTTCTCTAATTGGTTTGTGTGTGCTTTCTAGTAATTTAATACAGACGGGTTCTGTATTAATCTGTGGCTTGTCCATGTAGTTAGCAAACAGGTGTACAAGGTACGCTTCGAGATCGTCTTCGAGGTCGATTAACAACATGTCTTCTGCTCTTTTAACAGCATCATAGCTGTGTTTCAGATAATGCTCGTAGTTTGTCATTTTACCACTTACGACATGACCAATATCTTGCTTTAGTTTTTGGCCCAGGACTATCGCAATTATGTCTAGCACGGAAACTTTTACGTGCCGCAGGGTTATTTTTTCTAATACGCATTGTTTTGCCTTTTACACTTGACCCACCGTGTCCAAAATTTACTTTTTTAACGTTGCCTGTTTTAGGATCCTTAACATAAACTTTAAACTTCTTAACATCACCTTGCATAGGTTTGTTTAGTTGGACTTTACGTCCTTGATATTCTGCTTCTTCAAGAGTTTCTTCTACGTCTCCGTAAGCTTCAAAGAATTTGTCATCATCTTCGTAAGTTTCTTCTGATTCAGCATGCATTGCCGCCATATGTTTTTTGTACTTTTCGGTACCTTTCTTATGTGGGCTCTTGCCTTCGTTTAAGATTTCATTAATTTTCATGATATTAGCCTTCTATTGTTTCTAATGTTATTGTTTCTGATATCGGTTCTTTTTCAGGAACTGCATGTGGTGTAGCTTTGTTTTTTGCTCCGCAATCAAGTTTTAAAAGTAGTATAGCACATAGTAAAGGATTTGGTTTCTTTTTATCTTGTGTTTGCACTTGTTCAGTGTCAACAGTGTCTTGTACAGTTGTACACCCAGATTGAAGCATTAATATTACTACTAATACAAAAAATAATATTTTCATCTATTTGGCTCCACATGTAAGGTGCATATAGTACCTGGCTCTGTACATTTTAGTATTGTGTCATAGTCTATTAGATAACCATTAGCTATATGACTAAGTCCTAGTATTACAGACGCAATAATAATTGCCTTACTTGTTGTCATTTCTTCTTACCACTTTTCATATTAGCACACCAGTGATACATTTTTGCTTTTTCACCAGATGCTTTTTTTGCCTTTGCTCTTAAGTCTGTTACTGAACCTTTACAACTAGCACCAGCCTTTTTTACTCTACCTGGACGACTTTTACCTTTTTTTTTACCGTCGGCGAAGTTTTCGTTCATACTAGCACGTTTGCCCCAATCTAAACTTATTTTGTCATCTGTGATTGGACCACCTGCGGCCCATGTTTCACATGTACGTGCTGAATGACATTTAAAATGATGCATCCAACAGTACCCAAGTTTACCGTAGTCATCGGATGTTTTACCAGGCATACATTTTTCCATCCTTGGTGATACATCAAACGCTACACAGTTAC